GCATACATATTAGCAAAAAGTACCTTACCAGTAGTCGTAAGATCATTGGACCCAAGCGAGACATTTCCACTGAAAGTCGCACCAGCCAGAGGTGCATAAGTTGAACTTGCAGAACTGGTCGTTAGATAGCCACCAGACGCATGATCTCCCCAGCCATAGGCTGAATCCCAGTTGCTGGAGTTATCAGTCACAATACTATAGGACCCAGCTCCTGATCTTTTCATTAGACCATTAGAGCCAAAGTCACCATCGACCACTACGTCAGCATGTGATGTTTGAGATGTCAGGTAGCCAGCTGAGGCATGGTTACCCCAGCCATATGCTGTATCCCATTGCCCAACTTTAGTGTCAGTAATGTTATTACTACCCATGTCAATGACTTGTCCATTGGCATCTAGTGTGCCAGATAACTGAGGTGAACTATCATCAGATAATGCTGTCATGCCACCTGAGGCTGTAATCTTAGATGTAACCCAAGCAGTAGTTGGTATCTTTGTAGAATTATCGCTTGCTGATGGAGTTGGTGCAGTCGGAGTTCCAGTCAAAGCTGGTGAGGCTAGAGGAGCATAAGTCGAACTTGCAGAACTTGTAGTTAAGTACCCAGCTGATGCATGGTTCCCCCAACCGAAAGCTGAATCCCAATTTGAGCTACTGTCTGAAATTATTGAGTACGTGCCTGAACCATTAGTAGCCATTAATCCAGCTGAACCAAAGTCACCATCGACCAATACATCTGCATGAGATGTTTGAGATGTTAGATAGCCAGCTGAGGCATGGTTACCCCAACCGAAAGCTGAATCCCAATTAGAACTATTGTCAGTAACTATGGAATACGTTCCTGAACCATTAGTAGCCATGAGACCAGCTGAACTAAAGTCTCCATCGACTACAACGTCAGCATGTGAGGTTTCAGTAAATGAGGTCAGATAGCCAGCTGAGGCATGATTTCCCCAACCGAAAGCTGAATCCCAATTAGAACTATTGTCAGTTACAATTCCATAATTACCAGCACTGGTCCTCTTTAAAATGCCATTAGAGCCAAAGTCTCCATCGACTACAACGTCAGCATGTGAGGTTTCAGTAAATGATGTCAAATATCCAGCACTAGCATGGTTACCCCATCCAAAAGCTACATCCCAATTTGAGCTATTATCAGTGACTATAGAATAGGTTCCTGAACCATTAGTAGCCATAATGCCAGCTGAACTGAAATCACCATCTACGACAACATCAGCATGTGATGTTTGAGATGTCAGGTAACCAGCTACAGAGTGGTCTCCCCAGTTATATGCTGTGTTCCAGTTTCCTGAACTACCACCAGTTACATTAATTGTTCCAGCTGAAAGATTTCCAGAAAGATTTGCAGAACCAGCATTGACTGCATTTGAACCAATATTAATAGCTCCAAATCCACTACCGATTGAACCACTAGTTAAAGCACCAACTGTAGTTAGGTTTGTATTACCAGCTTGAGGAGAGTAGGGTAGACCAGCTTGTAAACTTGCTAACTGAGAAACCTGAGTATCTGTAAATGCATTTGTATTTGAGTTGCTTTCATAAGCAGTTTTAATTTCTGAGGCTGTCTGATCAGCTGTAGCATTAGCCTCAATGTTATTTAATTTTGTAAGTAAAGCATCAGTTAGTGCATTTGTGTCAGACTCAGCCTCATATAGAGTTTTAATTTCAGCTCCAGTCTGGTCAGCTGTAGCACTTGTTTCAATACCAGCCAGCTTTGTAAATTGAGCATCTGTAAAGGCATTAGTCTCAGCCTCATATAATGATTTAACTTTAGCTCCATCTATGCCTAAAGTTGTTAAGGCATCGTCAGCTGTAGCATCGTCAATTAAGGTAAGACCAAATGAAGAAACAGCTGAACTATTTAACTTGGTTGCGATATTATTGGTTACTGTAGTTGCAAAGCTCGCATCATCTCCAAGGGCATTTGCAAGCTCATCTAGAGTATCTAAACTTGCTGGAGCACTGTTTACCAAATCTGCGACAGCTGTACTAACAAAAGCTGTAGTAGCAATCTGAGTTGTATTAGTTCCAGATGTAGCTGTAGGAGCTGATGGAGTTCCAGTAAAAGTCGGACTAGCTAAGAATGTAGTTAATGCAGTCTGAGCACTTGAGGCTGATGTAGATGCATTACTAGCCTGAGTTGTAGCTATGCCAGCTTGTGTAGTTGCAATGCCAGCTTGAGTTGTAGCTATCCCAGCCTGAGTAGTAGCTGTAGTGGCATGTGTATTAGCTGTGTTCTTATGAGTTTCAGCTGTATCTCTGTAGCTTTGTGATAAATCTCTGGCACTTTCTGAGGCTGTCTGTGCAGTCTCTGAGGCTGTCTGATTTGCCTGAGCTTTAGCCTGATAATGTAAAGCTGAATAAAGACCTGATGTTCCACCATTAGTGCTAGTAAGTGTAAAGGTAGAATCCTCAGCTGTAATCGCATATTTACCAGCATCAGCTCTGTGGTCACTTGCTGTATCTCTAGCAGTTTCTGAGGCTGTCTGAGCTGTCTCAGCATCAGTCTTAGCTGTTTCAGCATCGTTCTTAGCTGAGGTAGCTGTAGTTGCAGAATTGGATGCCTCAGTTGCTTTTGTCGTAGCTATTCCAGCCTGAGTTGTTGATATGACAGCTTGGGCAGTTGATATCCCAGCCTGAGTAGTAGCTGTATTCTTGTGGGTTTCGGCTGTAGACGCATGTCCAGATGCAGTATCTCTAGCTGTTTCAGATGCTGTCTGAGCTGTCTCAGCCGAATTTTTGTGGCTTAGTGCATTGTCCTTATAGACCAGTGTTTGGTCTCTATAAGTAAGAGCTGTATCTCTTGCACTTTCAGCACCAGTCTTTGCAGTCTCAGCTCCAGTCTTAGCTGTTTCAGAGGCTGTAGCTGACGAGGCTGACTGACTAGCCTTAGTAGTAGCAACTCCAGCCTGAGTAGTGGCAATTTGAGCCTGAGCTGTAGCTGTAGCTACCTGACCTTCAATGTCAGCTGACTGAGTTGCTGTAGGTCCAGTATTGGACCAAAATGACCCTTTTACCATTAATATTCACTCCCAGCATATGGTGTAGACATTTGAAAGAGACCACCTTTCATCTCTTCCGATTCATTTTGAGCCATTAGTTTCTGTACTGCATTATCGGCTCTTTGTTGAAATAGTTGCATCCTCTCATCGACATAGTAGTCACATAGATAGGAGCATGTTTGATAAGCTATTAAATCAGGTGCAAAAGATGCTAATGCTGGCTCGTCACTATCAGATGCGAAAAATGTAATAGTACCATAGTAAAGCATCGAAAAGGTTTCATTTTGAGCTACTACTGGTCTCATAAGTAAACTGGACCTAAGTCTAGTATAAATATTCTGTGTAGTGTTTGTGTCGTAATTATAATAGTCAGCAATTGTTTTTCTATTTACAACTTTATCGTTACCTGAAGAATCTTTTCTGATAACTGCAATAGCCTCTAAATAATCGTTAGGTATTAAAAAACTTTCAGTTCCACCAGCATTAGCACCAGTAAAACTTGTTTGCCTTTCCATATTAGGTAGACGTAAATCTCGCTGGATATACTGGAAAGATATTTCCATGTATGAATCTATTAGACTATCGGTCAGGTCGGTACGATTCATCAGGTCTTTGATGAACTGCCTCAGGGTAGTTTTATTCATGGATTTCCCCTATGCTGGTGGGTCTGGAAATGTAATTGTATTTGGGTCAGTTACATCTTTTGTTATGTCTCTGAGCTTTTGTCTGTATTCTGCCCAAGCTGGTTTTTTATCATCAGGCAGATCAGGTAATTGGCTAAAATCTGATGCCTCTAGTAATTGATTTCTTCTAGTTCTTACTAGGTTCCATTCACTAGTAAATTGTATTTCTTGCAATTGTGCGTCTGATTTTTTCACTGGCTTTCCATCAACACAATCATATTCAGCTGGTTTGTATTCACCTTCCCAGTAATGTTTATAATGTCCTGAATCGATTGTTTTGGTACTTGCGTTTAAAATCATTTCTATTTGATTAGTGTCAGGATTATACGTTGTGATTGTTCTATGCATTATCGATAACTCACTATTGCAACATGATTTGTGACCATTCTAAACCCAGTCCAGTTTAACTTATATCCAGACACTTTTTGTTTCACTGTGTATGGAAATATACTTGAGCTGGCACTTGTTAAATCCAGGTGGGCAACCAATTGCTGATGACTAGCTGAACCATAGCCAGTTGTTTCTACCCATTGTTGAGGATTAGCATTTGTCCAAGCATTACCACCACTAGGTAAAGTCGTAAAAGAATATAAACTGCTTGCATTTGGAACTAGCCATTGACCAAATCTTGCATAAGTTCCAGAACCTATTGTGCCTTCAAAATCCATAATGGCATAAATTATAATTGTGCATGGAGCATGAACAACAACATCAAATGAGTTAGGCTGAATGTATGGAGTATAATAGTTGTAACCAGTGCTACTATCAGAAAAAGCATATGCAGTTTCAGTAACATTATCGACTGCTACTTTAGAGGTTACTACAGCATTAGTATCAAGCTCATTAGTATCAACACCACCACTTTTAATAGATAATATGCCAGCCGAGGTACTAAAATTAAATCCACTAACATTTATTTTATTTGCACTAAGATTATTAATCCTAGCCTCATCTAAATAAACGACACCACCAGTCACAACAAATGGAGATGTCAATCCAGAACCTGATGAATCAATAATTTTAAATTTATCAGCCTGAATTGTGAACTCACTGGTCGGTGTAGCATTGTTGGCTGTACTGATTAAGCCAAAGCCTGAAACATGACCATTGTTATTAATCTTAACAGCAAACTTACCTTCAATACCATTTATGGAACTTGTATTAGTAGAAATAGAGGTACTAAAACCACCAACTGTAGTTGTTAAAGTGGATACATCAGATGATAAGGTAGTAACATCATTTGAAAGTGTAGTTACAGTATTATTAAGTGTAGCTACATTGGTCGTTAAACTAGACTGTCCAGTAGATAACCCCTGAATATTGCTAGTATTGGCAGATACTGAACTAGTCAGGTTTGTAATTGCAGTAGCTTGACTGGATGTAGTTGTAGTCAATGTCGAAACATCAGTTGTGAGTGATGCTATATTTGTAGTATTTGTAGAATTTGAGCTTTCTAACTGAGTTATTTGAGTAGCTATAGATTCACCATCTGCAACCTGAGCTGATGCTACAGATAAAAGACTAGCACTTTCACCAGTTAAGGCTTGCTCAGTTAACTCAAGCATTTTTTTACTTTGCTCAGTATAAGTAGCCAGCTTTCTTAATTCAGTATCTACATAATAAGGGAACCCATCTCCAGTCACTGGTCTAGGACTAGGAATATATGGTCTAAGTTTTTCAGCCATTATCTTCTACCTTGTGGAACTACATCAAGATCAAAACCTGATATTTCAAAATCTACTTTTTTATCAGTTTCCAATTTAAAACTTAAATATCGACCATTCATTCTAGTATCTAATTTATAAGCAGTAGAGCTATCGAAAGTTTGACTAGGGTCAAATACTGGTGAATTACTTGGAAATTCATGAGAACCAAACTGAAAATAAATAGAACCATTTTCTGTATTTTTCACGAAACTTTGAGGTGTGATTTTTCGTATCATTTTACGACCTTCAAGGTCAGTCATCTCATCCATGTCGATATTAGATTTTGATACAAATGGAGTTGTTTCCATTTCAGTATCAATTGAGTAAGCTACCAAGCCATCTTGGATAAAATCTAAGGCTGTCATTTTGTACTGCGTAATATTATCATCAGTGCTGGTCCTATGTAAGAACACAAGAGCATCATTTCTTTGACCTTCAGTGCTCATATAAGAGCCACTAAAATCCTCAAAAGATAAAGCACCAGTTACAGCATCATCATAAGTTTTACCTTTTTGTAAAATACTCATCGTTGATGACACAGCATTAGCAATATCACAAAAGCTCCAAGTATCAGAAACGTAGTTATAAACTACAGCCTCATTACAAGAATCTGCATTAGGATATTTGACCTCATCGTTAGCTGTATTGTAACAGAAATAAACTTGTTTATTGGTTACATCATGAGCTACAAAACATTTGGAAATTAGATTTTTATTTAATCTTTCATAGACTTTATTTCGTACTCGACCAGCTGAGATTGATTTCCTAGCTGTTCCATCGAACATATATATATCACTATTGCCAAACACAAAGTGAACACCAGCGACCTCAACGACACAATTCGCATTTATAATTCCTTCATCATCATAAATTTTCATAAATGAAAAGATAAAAGGAGACCCTACAAACTGCATTTTGTATATGCTTTTGTCACAGTAAATTATAAAGTCATCTCTTAAAGTCAGACCATCAATTATTTCTGTTTGTGTATCTGATAAAATATTTTCTCCAGAACTACGTGTTTGGTCAGTTTCATCCCAAGTAGCTGGAACTGTATTGTATGGTGTAACATCCGACCATTTCACCATTGTAGGATATTCAACACCAGCTTTGTTCACATTTAAAGCTAGTAGAAAATCTTTGTAACCTCTGAGTGCTTTACATTTCGTTGTAGCTCCAACCCAGTTTGTGAGGTCCTGAAAATTACTTTGACCTTTTTTGATAAACATTGGAGTTCCATTACTGTTATTGGCATAGAGAACTCCAGCTTGTTTAACAGTGGTCCATGTTCCATTGAGAGGCTGGTAGTTATAATTTGGTATGGAAACATTAGTAACATTATCGTTGTTAAATCTTAAAACTCGACCAATATTATCAAAAATTAACATAGTCGTATTACTGTCAAACTCAGTCATGTTGACAATATGCTGTGGCTGGTAATCAGATTGATTATGGTCACCAGTACCAATGTGAACTCCCTCATACTGCCATGCTCCTGAACCCATAGTCGCATCACCAAGGTCTATCGATGTAACTGTTTTAAAGTATTCATCTGTCGAAACAACTTCACCAGCTGTATCAGGAAGTTTTTTAATAACTGATTGTAATGCATTTCCAGCATAATCAGTGCCATTAATTCTAAAATAGTCATTATTACCATTACTAACTGTAAGCCAGCTAGTGATTGTGATTTTTCTAGGTATACTTAATGTGACTGTAGCACCCAAAGAAAGACCAGTTGTTAAAGTACCCTCTGTTAAGGGATACTGACCTACTTGAAAGTTTTGGCTAGTCAATCCCATTATAGAACCAGCACCAAAGCCACCATATGCTGGGTCATGTGGGTCTTTTCCTAAGCTAAATACATCATTAGCAGTGTAGCTTTGAGTAGGGTCTGTGGTGCCTAAATTTCCAATAGTTCTATGAACTGGAGCACGTTGTATTTTACCATCGACAAATCGAACATTTCTAGCATCTTCAAAAGCCATCATGGGTAAGTCATAAGATGCAACATCAGTAACCATGCCGACTTGCCCAAGGTTACGAATTTTTTGAACTGGCATGGAGCACCTCTAAGTTTTCATTATAAATGCGAGAGCATAATAAAGTGGTAATGTATCGACAGTATGTGTGTGACCTAGTTCAGCTGTAATAGTATGAGTGTGACCTAAGCCACTAC